CATACATGCGCACCAACTGATCGCCGACACGCATTGTCTCTTTTCGATTTGGTGCTTTAGCCTTGGCCACTTTGGCGACCTGACCGCCGACCTTGCGGGCCGTTCGACGTAATGCTGTACGGATAGCAACCGGGAATTTTTTGAGCTTGGCGACCAGCTCTACTAGCCCATCGATATTGAGGGCGCTGCGTATGGCCATCACGCACCTCCAGTCGTGGTTGTCGTGGTCGTCGTAGGTGCTGCCGTGGTTGTCGTGCTGGTCGTCGTGGTCGTCGTGGTCGCTGGCGCATCTGACTCGACCTGCACAGCCGTGATCTTGAGGTGTTTGTTGACACCCTCAACGGTGCTTAATCCGACGATGTTGAGCGTGATCGCTCCGTAGATCATGCGGTGAGTCGGTAGCACATCAGTGCGATATCGCATTGTGACCGTGTAGGTCGTGACTGATGACTGCATGAGAGCGCTCTGTGGCTCGCTGCCTGGAGTCGAGACAACGCTGGCCCATACCGTGGCGTAGGTTGCCCAGGTGCGAATAGCCTGCCCGTATGAGTCAATACTGTCGGTCGGCGCCTGAAGAGCCACACGACGGCGCAGATCGCCTACTACGGTGACGTAGGGCATCAGCTATACCCTCCATCGGAGTAGAGCCTGAGCACGCTATCGACTGCCAATGGGACTTCGCTGCCGAACGACCCAACTGCTTCGCGGTGCTCGTACCAATGCGCGACGAGCATCATGATTGCGAGGCGCAGGAGCTCCGGTATGCCCGTACTGGCTGAGCCATACCCTGCGATCCAGTCGATCTCGATTGCGCCACGCTGGAGCGGGTAGGTGACCGGCCAAATGCCGCTCGGTGGCAGCACGAGCAGCGGCGGGTTGTTGTCGAGAAGAACTTCAAAATCATTGGCGGCATACGTCATCGTCTGTTGATTGCCGTCACCGTCGTAGTATCGAATCCGCGGTGTGATGTATGCGATGCCGGTCACGAGATTAGCCGCAGCCTCGATCGCAGGCGACCTTGGCAGCTCGATGTCGTAGGGCCAGTTATCCATCGTCAATCGGTATGCGGTATAGATCAGGGTGCGGCTAGTGTAACGCTCGACCATCTCACGTGCCGCGCTGATCATCGCAGTGATGAGCGCATCATCATTGCTCAGGTCCACGCGCAGGTGGAGCTTCGCCTCAGCCAGTGTTACTGGCTCGGACGTGCCACGCGCGAGGATCTTGATGTTCATCGTTTCTCCACGTTTTTACGACGCTTATTGTCCGCAATGTCTAAAGGTGGTGGAGCCAGTGCTGCTGGCTCCTGATAGGGCTCGGCGAGCCCAGCGGATACGAGCCGCTGGGCGTCATCGCCAATAATATCCACAACCTCACCGGGCATGTAGCTCACGAGAGTGCCGACACAATGGATCATTATTTTCAGTCTCATGAGTCTACCCCACATGATTACGACGCTGGCTGAGTGATACGGACGATCGCGGCGCTCTGAGCCACTTTGGAGTCAGAGCGGCGCACTGCCATAAAGCCGGTCTGATAGGCATCAGCATAGCGCTCGTTCATGCGGATGATTTCAATATCGCCCGCATCACGGATGTAAAACTTGCTGAAATCGCCGAACAGAACAGTTTTGGCATTGGCAGCGATTGAGCTGGCCATTGCGTTGTTGACGATCACCGGATAGCCCAAGAGCCGCGGTGCGTTGCCGTTAAGCAAGTCGAGGAACAGTGGGCGACTCTGTGAGTCGGCCAGTTGAAGAATGGTAGACCAGATCGACTGGTGCATCATCCATGCGCCATTCTGCTGGTATCCAAAATCGAGGGCATTGCGGCATGCCATGATATTGGCCAGCGTAATGGTGGTTGTGGTCGCGCCAGCAACACCAGCGCTGGAGCCGGTGACTACGCCCTGAGGAGCAGTCGTGCCGTTACCAGTTGCGTGGTCCGTGGCTTCTTTGCGACCGAGACGCTCGCCGAGAAGGCCAGCAACTTCGGTCGCAAGATCCAAACCGGAGTCACGTAGGAGCTCATTGCTGAGCAGTACCAGCGACTCGGTGCGGTATGCGCCGAGGATGATCTGACCAAATGTCATGTCAGTAGCGGATGGTGCGGTGTTTTCCGCGCCGATCGCACCGGGGTTGCCAGTGTCGTCAATCGTGGGGAATGGCAGGCTGTTACCCGACTCGGTGCGGATGACGCGAGCGACATCGCGCAGCGGGTTGAAATAAACGATCTTCTTTTCCAATTCCGCAAGAAAGCCCTGCGGGATGGTGTAACCACCGGCACTGGAGCTGGTCGAGTTGGCGCGAGTCAGCACGATGCGGTTGGAGCCCAGGTTGAGGCCTGAGCGCTGAGCTGCTGAGCGGTGCTCAGGGCGTGCATCGTTGCCAAGGAACCAGCCGCAAAGAGCTGTTTCACGGTCCCGATTGGCGCGCTTGTCGTCGAGGTCGCGGGTGAACATTGGCACGCCCACTGGTGCTGGTCGTGTGCGGCGTGAGCTTGCGCTCAGCACATCGCTGAGACGTGCGCGAGCTGCCTGCTGCTGAGCTGCTGGATCTGCTGCTGGCGCTTCTGCTGGTGCCTCTTCGCCAGAGACCTCCTCAGCCATTGCTAGCTCGATAGCCGCGATGCGAGCATCGTGGTCTGCGATGAGAGCAACGATCTCATCGACCTTTGCGGTCTCTTCTGGTGTCCACTCACGGGTCGCTGCCGACTCGTGGTAGCTCTTGGCCTGCTCAACTAGACGTGCTCGCTCTGCGAGCAGGTCGCGACGTGATACGCTCATACAATCCTCCCTGCGCAGCCGAGCTGCGACATAAGCAATTTTCGGCCTCGTAAATGTACGCTCAGCCGCAATTGGCTAGCGCTCCACTGATCACGCGACCGTATCGCGACCGTGGTGTCCGGGTATGCGGGAATGGTGACGACGGAGACCTCGATGAGCTCGACATCTGTCACTGTCCGCACTCGTACTGTTTCCTCGATTGTCCACTCGTCAGCTCTGACGATAAATCCAAACGACATCTGGTTGACATCGCCGCGCTGAATGAGTGCTAGCAGATCTTTGGCATAGCTTGTGTCTGGCGGGTAGATCTCAACGCCAAGGCCATTTTTGTCGGTGCTGAGCTTAAGTGTGCCCGCACTGCGACGACCTAGCACCAATGATGAATCGTGATTGATCAGCGCTCGCACGTCTGCGTTTTTATCCTCGAGGGTGCTGGCAAATGCCTGCGGTGCTATGCGCTCACGGAAACCACCTAGATCTTCGCTGAGCGGCCCGTACACGCTCGCATAGCCCATTAGTCGGCCAGCGTCAGATGAGACAGTAGAGAGTAATCTACGCTCCATTGTCGTCCTCCTTATCCATCTGGCCAGCCACTTTGTTAGCCCATGTTTGCCCCGGATCTCCGCCCCAGAGCGCCCAAGCAATACGGCCAGCGCTCGGGAATCCGTCTTGACCGGGCGACCAGCCCTCGCCCTGTGAATCGACGGCATGGCGGGCAAAATAACTCACCATGCGCCCAATTGTGTCGGGGCTGATGTTGCTCCCATTGCTGAGATCTCTGGCTCGAGCAACGCCTACCTCAGTGCCACCGCGACCATATTCGGCTCGCCACGCTAGACCTCGAGCGGCCTCTTCACGGACGCCAGCAGGTGGCGAGAAATCAATATTGTCGTATTTTGCTCGACGCTCAGCAGGCATCGATCGCTCAGTCTCTGTTTTGCGCAATGGCAGGATCGGTCGCCATTTAATGCGCCATCCATGCCTACCACCTGGGCGGCTTGGTGGCACAAGCTCACGCTCACGCTCGATGCCGCAGACACGGCAGCGATTGGTGCTGCCATGCTCGCAGCTCGGGATCTGGTGCTCAGTCATGGCGAGAGCAAGAGCGATTACAGTATCGCTGGCATATGCCTCGAGGTCGTTGGTCTCTGGCGGTGCCGCTGGTGCTGCTGGCAGCGCTGTAGGATCGACGACGACTGGCGCGACAGTAGGATCGGCAGGCGGTGCCTGAGCTCCGCCCATCGACGATACGGGCTGCATGTTGAGAGGCTGAAGGAACACATCTCCACCCTCGATAGGGTCGAGCTGCTCGAGCGCTCGGATCTCGTTGACGCTGAGCCATCCCCAGTTGCGGCCGATGGCGTATGCGCTGTATCTCGCTGCGAGGTCAGTACGCAGGAGCCCCTCGACGCGGTGCTCGACGTAGTAGCTGCTGCTGATCGGCAGGAGCAATTTGTTGCGGACCTCTTGCTCGATGCGCACCAACCAAGGGCGCAGCGTCTCGCTCAGAAATGCCTGATTTTCTTGCTCGAGCGAGCTGTAGGTCGATCCGCCAGTTGCTCGCAACTTGCTCACCGGGATGTTGAACCAGCGGGCAATCTCCTCGAGCTGGAAACGTCGAGTCTCGAGGAACTGCGCATCGTCAGGCGGGATGGCAGTCGTGGTCCATTTCATCCCTTCCTCGAGGATTGCGACCCTCGAGGCATTGTCGATACCGGAGTGCAATCGTTCCCAGTCGCCACGTAGGCGACCGCGGGCATCGTCGCTGAGCCTGCCGGGATGCTCTAGCACGCCAGACGGGCGAGCGCCACGACCGAAAAAAGATGATCCAAACGACTCAGCAGCGATACCGAGACCGATCGAGTCTCGAGCCAATGCGACAACGCTGGCACCAACGTAGCCGTCACCGCCTGGGCCGCGTAGATGCAGTACGTCAGATGCTGGTATGTAGGTCGCACGAGAGAAATCGTCGCGATAAATATATTGCAGGTCGCCGTTTTCGGATCGCCCGACTTTCATATTCTCCGCACGCAGCAGCCACAATCGCGTTGGGCGGCCAATTGTGTCTCGCTCGATCTCGCAGTAGCCATTGCCCCACGTGAGAGCCTGCGCAAGCCATTGCTCGCGCAGTTGCATCGAGGTCATCTCCTCGTTGGGTGCAAATCGCAGGAGGTCGGCCACCATCATGTCGTCAGCGATAATCCGCCCATTTGCAGTCTGCTGATAAACGTGAAACGGCAGGCTAGAGATAGTCTCGGAGATAATGCGGACGGCTTGCCAAAATGGCGCATAGCTGAGCGCTGAGCTCTCAGATACTTGCACACCGGCAGAGCTTACCGCGCCACCATGAAACGCTATGAGCGCGGGATCTCGCAGGCTCGGGCGATTGCCCGCGCGCAGCGTGAATAGGCTCTTGATGCGATCGATGATCGTCATATTAGAGTCATCCCCCGCGACTCGTACACCGATGGGGCACCTCGCCCAATCGCTCCGCCTGCCTCGCCGACTCGAGATCGTGCGACTGCCATGATCGAGGCGACCAAGGCGTCGATCTTTTCTGATGACTTAGCCTTACTGGGTTTGATATTGCCAGCGGCGTCTGACTCTATCGAACAGTTACCCAGACACCATCGCAATACCGGATTGCCGTCATGCCTCAATTTTCTTGCCATCACCAGCGTCTCAAAATCCTTAGCGGCAGGGCTCATGCTCGCATAGCCCTGCCCAAACGACACGATGTTCAGCCCATCGCTCTGCATTTGCTGCGCCAACTGGCTAGCGTTCCAACGGTCAATTGCGATATCGACGACTCGATACTGTGCGCATAATTGCTTGATCCGCGTGTAGACATCCTCGTACTCGATCACATCGCCATCGGTGACGTTGATGTGCCCGCTCGCATGCCATTGGTCATATCGCATGCGATTGGTGCGCTCACGTTGTTTGAGCGCACCTCGAGGCGCCCAGCATGTCGGCTCTATCCAGATCGTGCCATCGTCCAACGGAAACGCCAGCACGAACGCCGAGAGGTCCATGGTGCTGCTCAGGTCGAGCGCACCATAACACAATCGACCATCGAGATCAGGTCGAGGGCTGCGGCATGCGTCCCATGTCTCGGGTGCGATCCATCGAGTGATTGTGTCGGTCCACTCGCAAAGGTGTAGGCGGCGAAATGCTAGCTCGCGGGCAGGGCTCTGCGCTGCGTCAAGCGCTGCTTGGTGCATATAGTCGGGCAGCACGGATACGCCATAGCCGGGATTGGCGGCTCGCCATGTTGATTCATCACGCCATGACGCACCGTCTGGCGCACGATACAGGACCGGCAGGAAACTGTGATCGACCAGCGAGCCATCAGCGACTGAGCGAGCGTGCTGGTGCATCTCGTAGCAGAGCGAGTTGCGATCGTGCCCTGCCGTCGTGATCGCCACGGTGAGCGGCTGCCTGCGTGAGCCTACGCTCGTCGTGAGCACATCCCAGAGCTCTCTATTGGGTTGTGCGTGAAGCTCGTCAAATATGATGCCGCTACAGTTAAAACCATGCTTGGTGTGAGCATCTGCCGAGATTGCTCGATATCTGCTACCGTTCTTGGTGACTATCTCTTTGCGCAGCACAGTGCATCTCGAGGCGAGCATCGGGCTAGCCTGCACCATGCTCGACGCAATATCGAACACGATAGATGCCTGCTCACGATCAGCGGCTGCCGACACGATTTCGGCCCCTTTCTCGCCATCGGCCATGAGCAGGTAGAGCGCTATGCCTGCGCAGAGCGTGCTCTTGCCGTTTTTGCGCGGGATCTCAATGTAGCTGGTGCGGTATTGGCGCAAGCCATCGGAACGGAGAGTGCCGAATAACGGCTCGATGATGTCTCGATACTGCCAGTCGGCCAGCAAGAGCGGACGCCCTGCGTCCGCTCCTTTGACGTGCGTTAGACATGTCCGGAAAAACAGCTCGACGTTGCGAGCGGCTAGCTGCCCAGGAGTTTGAGTATCGGGTTGTCGTCGGGCACGCTTGCTGCCGTCACCTGCTGCTCGGCGGGCAGGCGTGTGCTTGATCGAGTCCGCGGCATCAGGTTGAGCGAGATCAGCATCGACTGGATCCGCGACTCGCTTCGCCCGAGTTCTGCGTACGCTGGGTGTAGAGCTGGCCCGTTTTCGCGGTCGATCATCGGACTCGGTAGCTGATCGATCAGGTCGCGCAAGATCTGCGCTCTCGCCAGCATTTTTGCTGCCATCGTCACCGCTGCGAGATCTGATGCCCCGCCCGTTCCCACGTGCGCCATCGCCTCGACTAGCCATTTGTATTGCACCAATTCCAATTTTGATAGACCGATTGGCTTTTCGGGCAATGGCCCGCCAGCTCTCAGCCATGAGGTGCGATCGACTGGCTTGCGCCCACGCTTAGCCATTGTGATATCTCCACTTATACCCAAAATATCCAGAGATCCTAGGCAAAAACACGTTCAGGGTCCGCGAACGGTCTTCCTCCCTAAAAAGGGGGTTTTTTGACCCCCCCTTGGCATTTTTTTTTGATCGAAAAAAATCAGCCAGAAATTTTCTTCAACAAAATCTGAAGCGCAAATTTCAAGATAATTCCCACGACAAACGGGCTGACGCCTGCAATCGGATGCCCTTCATCTTCAGTGCCAGCGATGACAGACTCGATCGCCGTGATCGCATCGTCGTCTGTCGTCTCCTCTGACACAGCGCCAGCGACATCAGCGGCAGGCACAAACGTCTGGCCGAAATAGACGACGACCTCAATCAAGGCGTCGAACACGGGCTTGCCCCATGGCGTCTGGCCACGAGCAAAGCTTAGCAAAGTCACGAGAGCGTTAGTCGGAAACATGATCACCTCCTAATTACGCATACTTAACAAGACGCCACCCAGCAGCACCCGATCCATTATCAGTCGAATCGTAAACCAAATCAGCCCACTCGTTCACCGTCAGCGATGTGTGGTTGCCAGCGTGCATGTAAATTCTGTTAGCCGCTGCACTGCCGGTGTCATTATGCTTGAGCGTCACCGTTGCCGTGCCCACACTCACGAGCCTGATCATGCGCCCATCAACATGCGAGCCGCCAGTCGGGGGAGCGATGCCGGTAATGTCAGATGCTGTTGTGCAGTTTAAGCGTTGGAATGCGGAGCCAGTGAGCACATAATCATTTTGGTTAGCTGTGATTGCTGCTGGTGTCGAGGATGCGAACACCATCGACCCTTCAGTTTTAAGGTATCGAGTCGCGTAGAAATGCTGCTGCACCGTGGACGAGTTGCCGACGACGACTGTATTGGCGCCCTCGCCAATGGCTTGATAACCAATCACAATACTGTTGGAGTCGGAATTAGTACCACGCGAGTCCGGGCCGACATAAACTGAATTTGTTGGGGTAGTTAATGCTGACGAC